GGATCAAGACTCTGTGCCCAACACATCGTGCAGAATCTGATGCACAATATAACGAAAGATTTAAAGATGAAAATCAAACTAGTCAGTGATCTGCATTTAGAGTTCAGTGACATAAACATCACAAACGATGAAGGCTGCGATGTTCTAATTCTAAGTGGCGACATTATGGTTGCCGTGGATCTCCACGATCATAGTGAGGAAAGTGTTCGAGTTGCTACCATGATTGACAGTATGGGTCGTAGACAGGAAACTGCTCAACGATTCCGCGACTTTCTTAAGCGTGTGAGCTTCCAGTTTCCGCATGTGATCTACGTGGCAGGCAATCATGAGTTCTATCACGGTAAATGGAATCAGAGTTTAATCACACTAAGCAACGAATGTGCTAAGTTTCCCAATGTCTACTTCCTGGAAGCAGGATGCAAGAAGATTGATGATGTTACCTTTATTGGTGGAACACTTTGGACTGACATGAACAAAGGTGATCCGCTAACACTACATTCTGTGCGTGACATGATGAACGACTTTAATGTTATCAAAAAAGATCTCGAAGGTTACACTAATCTTAAACCTGCGGACACAGTGGTCCGGCATCGGCACATGTTGGGTTATATCAAACAGATTGTTGCCGAGCGGTACGATGAGAAGTTTGTTGTAGTCGGACACCACAGTCCTAGCAAGTTAAGCACACATGAACAATATGCAGATCAGCACCTAATGAACGGTGCTTACAGCAGTGACCTAAGTGAGTTTATTTTAGATCGTCCTCAGATTAAACTTTGGACACACGGGCATACCCATCATCCATTTGATTATATGATTGGTAGTACCAGAGTAGTTTGCAACCCTCGTGGCTATGAAGGCTACGAGCCAGAGAGTGGCTGGAATCCTAACATTGTAATAGAGGTATAATATGGAAGAAAATAAGTCAGTGGCAGAAATTATTAGAATTACTGCAAAAAATCAATATGAGTTTTTAAATACTATTGCCAATCACATTGACAGTATAGAAGCAGAAAACGCAAATCTAAAGTTTGAACTTAAAAAGTGGGGCACTACTCTTGAACAACCGAACAACGATCAGTGACACCTGTCAACTACAGTGTGCGGACAACGGCAAAACTATCATTGCCGATGTGCTGAGTTTTAATCAAAACAAGTATCTCAGTGTCAGTGTAATGAAATCAGTTAAGTTGGAAATGAAGTACAATGAACGAACTCATATCTACGAAGGTAATATGAGTGGCTTGACATTTACCACTCCGGGACCTATACTTACTACTTTCAAACAAGGAAGATAAAATGAAAATCGGTCTAAGTTATAGTCGTTGCGTTCGAGACATTGTTGACGGTGTCGTAGACATTGATGACGTGTTAGTCATTATTAGTCGTACAGATTTTGACCCGCACGACAACGAACAGTGGCAGGGTATTTGGCAAGGATATCATCAGCGTGGTGGCTGGAGTAATCCAGAATGGGGCCACTATGCAGAGGAAGATGAAGATCGATTCCGTTCAGTAAGCATTGAACTTTGGGAGACTGGTAAGTTACATCAGCCTCGTAAGTTTGGAGCACACCCAAGTCGCCGTCCTGAAATTTGGCTAGAAGCAGTATTGCCAAGTAGCGAATTAAAAAAGAACCCTGCTGCCAAAACAGCATGGGATAAATTTCAAACTATTGCCAGTTTGACAAATGTAAAAATAGATAAGGAATATAAGTAATGCCAAATTTAGTGCCAATGGTTATCGAGCAAGAGGCTCGTGGAGAACGTAGTTACGACATTTACAGTCGACTGCTTAAAGATCGTATTATTATGCTGGACACAGATGTTAACGAACATACTGCTAGTTTACTTGTGGCACAGTTATTGTTTTTAGAAAGTCAAGGCAACGAAGACATTACGTTTTTTATCAATAGTCCCGGTGGTGTGGTTACTGCCGGCATGGCTATCTATGACACAATGCAATTTATCAAACCTGACGTTGCAACCGTGGTAATGGGCCAGGCTTGTAGTATGGGTAGCCTACTTGCCACAGCAGGAGCAAAAGGCAAACGAAAAATGTTGCCCAATGCCCGTCACATGATTCACCAACCCAGTGGCGGCGCTCGTGGACAGGCTACAGATATGGAAATTCAAGTTGAAGAAATTCTTAAAATGAAGAAGAATTTAACTGAAATTTATGTCAAACACAATTCAAAGGGTAAAACTTTTGCACAGTTTAAAAACGACATGGAACGTGATAAGTTCATGAGTGCTGAAGAAGCATTAGAATACGGTTTGGTTGACGAGATTATAGAAAAACGCCCATAAAGTGCATAGTTAACTGGAACTCCTAGTATACTATAAATAACTATACTAGGAGTGTGCAATGACCCGGCGAGCATTTAATTGGTCCAATTTGGATCGAGACATGTTGTATTCCATGCTCTACGAACTTAAACCAAAGATCGTAGACAAGCGGTTACCTATTGCCGAAATTACCAGCATGGTAAGTAAGCACATTAAAGCACAACTTCCAATTAAAGTAACCAGCAATAGACACAAGCCCGTTAAATCTGGTGAAGTTTGGATTGGCGGCGCTTACCACAGTTATCTTGATAATTTGGGCAACAAGCGTTTTATCGAAGTGGAACTGGCATTCCCAACCACAGCCAACAGTATGAAGACCAGTTTGTATCGCTGGGAACGTATGTGTCGTTTGTTTGCTGATACTGTGCTACATGAAATTATCCACACTAGACAATATCGTGCTAGAAATTTTAAAGACATTCCCGGATACGAAAGCACAGCCTATTACGCTAAAGATCGCAAAGAACAAGAATATTATGGACACAGAGATGAAATGGGCGCACACAGTTTCAATCTGGCCCAAGATATGATTGATAAGTTTGGGTTTGATACTAAATCTATCAAAGAGTATTTGGACAGCCCTGTACCAAAAAGAGTACGCCCAAATGGGTGGGGTCGTTTTATAAAGGCTTTTGAGTATGATCATAGTCATCCAAAAGTAAAACAAATGAAACGTAAAATATTGAGCCAGTTAGAATATGCATACGCTGGCAAGCCATTTAAGACCACGAACCACTTGACATACTGATAATTACACTGTATAATATACACTTATACAGTTAATTATTGGAGTTGTTATGAGCGTTTGTGCTAGCCATATTTGGTCATTGGAAAGTCATCCAAGCCGTTTAAACAAAGAAGCAATCATCGAAGCCATTGCCCAAGAAGGCAATAATGAATTCTTTCAAGGCGCACGTCTTGCTCTAGACCCTATGATCACATTTGGATTGAAACAGATCCCGGAGAAAAAAGATGAAGATGGTGCTGGCTTACCTTGGGATAGTTTTAGTCTCATTATTACTGGTTTTGTTAATCGCTCACTCACAGGCAACCTTGCTCGCGACACAGTTGCTAAGATGATGGCCAGTGCTACCAAGGCTGAATGGAATGGATGGTATCGACGCATACTGATCAAAGATCTGCGTTGCGGTGTTAGTGAAAAAACAATTAACAAGGTTGTGGAGAAGAAATATGCTGATTATGCTATTCCTGTTTTTGGTTGTCAGCTTGCTCACGATAGTGCTAACCATGAAAGCAAGGTCGCTGGGAAGAAACTTGTCGAAGTTAAATTGGATGGCGTTAGGGTTATCACTATTGTACACAGTGACGGTCGTGTGGATATGTTTAGTCGCAATGGCAAAGAGCTTGTAAACTTTCCGCATGTGACTGAGCAGATCAGTGCAGTGGTTAAAAAGACCCCGCCGCCTTATGCTGTGGTGCTAGACGGTGAGATTATGAGCAGCAGTTTCCAAGACTTGATGACGCAGGTGCATCGTAAAAGCGATGTTAAAGCCAACGATGCTATTTTGAATTTGTTTGATATGTGTCCACTCGAAGACTTTGAAAAAGGATTCTGGGACAAGAGTCAAACAGTTCGCAGTCAGATGGTGCAGGCTTGGGTAGAACAGAACAATGAAATGCTGCCTAATGTCACTTGCCTGGCTAATGAACTGGTTGATTTGGATACAGATGAGGGTCAGTTGCGTTACAAAGAAATTAACGCACAGGCAGTGGCAGGTGGTTATGAAGGCATTATGATTAAAGATCCTCTTGCCGGTTACGAATGTAAACGTAGTGTAGCATGGCTCAAATTGAAACCGTTTATTGAAGTAAGTTTGGAGGTAGTGGATGTTGAAGAAGGAACAGGAAGAAACGTTGGACGCCTTGGAGCGATTGTGTGCCAAGGAGTCGACGACGGAAAAACTATTCGGGTCAATGTGGGCAGTGGTTTTAGCGATAGTGATCGTGATAGTTATTGGAGTTCACGTGATTCCCTACTTGGTCAGATCGTGGAAGTGCGAGCAGATGCCGTCACCCAAAATCAAGACGGAACATACAGTTTGCGGTTTCCAAGGTTCCTACGGTTCCGTGGATTCGAAGTAGGAGAGAAACTTTGAAGGAATGTTGTATGAAAATTGAATCAGGACAGTTATGGAGAACAACAGACGGGGAAGAATTTAGAGTTATAGATGTAGTTGATATCGATGATCATACATGGATACACTATAAGAATCAACAAACTGGACTAGAGCATTCGTGCTATCAAGAAAGTTTTGAATTAAGATTTAGACCAATTTTAAATCGTAGTTAAATATTAAAAGGAGAAAATTATGTTTGGTGCAAATTATACAGGCGGCGGTATTATAAATTATCGTTCGGCAGAAGAAATTAATTCAGCAATGGGCCGTGTTTATGGGCACATGAGTCTTGCTGTGGTTGTGTCAATGTTTGTCAGTTATTTTGTGGGCACTAGCCCAGAGTTGTTGGCATTCTTTTTTACAGGTGTGCTAAAGTGGATTGTGATTTTTGCACCACTGGCCGCAATCTTTGGTGTTAGTTATGTGTTGGGCAATAATCCCAGCAAGAGTACTGCACAGTTATGCCTACATGGATTTGCGGCATTGATGGGACTGAGTTTTGCCACAATCTTTGCTGTGTTCACTATGGGCAGTATTGTGTCAGCATTTATGGGTGCTGCCATACTGTTTGCTGTGATGAGTGGCTATGGCTACTTTACCAAACAGAGTCTCGATAGTCTTGGCAAGTTTATGTTTGTTGGATTGATTGCTATTGTCATTGCCAGTATTGTTAATATCTTTATTGGCAGCACAGTTATGCAAATGGTAATCTCAGCATTAGCAATTATCATCTTCCTTGGACTAACTGCTTATGACACACAAAAGATCCGTGAAGAACTCAGTGTAGAAGCCAGTGATGTTGCAGAAGTACGTGGCGCACTAACCTTATACATGGACTTTATCAACTTGTTTATTAACCTGTTACAACTTTTTGGCGATAGAAAATGATACGTGAATACATCAATATTGTGTTAACAGAAAGTGCTATTGAACAGTTTGCTAGTTCAGCACATGACGAATGGCGTAGATCATTGCCGCCCAACGAACAAAATGAACCCAGGATGCGAAGCAAAAACGGTGGTCCAAAAGCAGATATCAATGTGCCTTTTGATCAATTACACCCAACAGCACAACAAGAAAATCTAGCCGCAGGTCAAGCAGCCGCTGAGGCAGTTAGTAAGTTTCCCAACAATCTTGAACAAGCCGCAGAGTACATTCACATTGAATGGATGAAACGTAATCCCCAGGATGACTATAACGCGGCACAACATAAATCGTATGATGAATTGCCTGAAATTGAAAAAGAAAAAGATCGTGTACACGTTCGTACTATGATGAAACTAATGAGAAAATAAAATGAGAAGTAACTATTGGTCATGCACTAAGTTTGCAGATTGGGTTCGAGGTACTCCTAAACGAGGTGCCTTAACTGCGGACGGATGGGCGGAATGGGAAGATGAAGCCAAACGCTACAACCCTGTTCGTTACTGGATTGCTGAAGAGGCCCTGGATGCAATTCAAAATTTTATCTGGTGGCCAGTGGATAAAATTTATAATGTTAAGTATTACATCAATAATCGTTGGGTTAGTCGCACTCACAGTCTTACCGCACATGCTCGTGATATCAAGCCTGGTGATTGGCGTGATGTTGGTAATCGGTTCCTGCCATGCCTATTTAATGAGTTGGTAGATTTCGTCGAGATAGAAACTGCATGGAGTCACATCGCCTGGGGTGACAAGGAAGCCCGTGCAAAATACAATCCCCCATTCTGGGCCAGTGGTTGGTTCCGGTGGAGAACATGGCGTTGCTCACAAGCAGGTCTTGATCACTTAGATTGGGCAATGACACTGACCAATGAAGAATGGTTAGAGGAAGGCGAAAAGCACAAGGCCGAACCCACTAGCCAGGCTGTTCGTGCTAGAGAGATTAAAGATCTGTATCTATGGTGGACCACTGTGTATCCAAATCGTCCAGACCCACATGATGCAAGTGGCTGGAGTGACTACTGCGAAAAGGCTCGTCTACTGAACGATGGTAGACTGTTTGGCAGCAAGAAGACTCCTGAACTGGAGGAACTCAGCACACGCACACACGAACTGCTTCAGAAGATTGAAGCAGACTATACAGCCGAAGACGAAGCCATGATGATTCGCTTAATCAAGGCACGTGACAGTCTTTGGACATAAATATTTAATCAGTAAGGAGACTGTCATGGAACTATTAGCCGCGTTAGTATTGGGATTGTCATTGGGACTGGCACAGGCCGGTGGTGAGCCTGGTAAAAAAGAAGAAGTTCGTAAGCCAAAGAGTGCTAGCATTAACTGCAAAAATGCTGCCAATGCAGACAAGATTGAATGCAAAAAAGCCAGCAAAGAAATGCCAAAGATTGAAAAGCCTGTGGTAGAAAAGAAACCTGAGCCAGCCAAGAAACAATAATAATACAGCCCGCCCATTGATGTCTTAGACTCACAGGCGGGTTTTCTTTTGACTGCGCATTCATGATACCGGTTGCAATCACCTTGATTTTAATATATAATACACTATGACAAAACAAACTATCTGTGCAGTACCTTGGATGCACTTGAATTTTGAACCCAACGGAAAAGTTATACCCTGCTGTTTGACCTCTGTTCACAACTATTTTGCTGGCGATTTAAATCATCAAACTATTGAAGAAATATGGAACAGCGACAACATGAAATCGTTAAGAAAAGACATGATTGAAGGCAAGGAACCAGAGATATGTCGCAAATGTTTTGATCGAGAACGAGTCACCGGAGAAAGTGGCCGTTTTTATCACAACAGAGACTTCCCAGAAGTAGTAGAAAAGATTCCAGAGATTACTCTAGAAGATGGAACCTGCACTACCATGGAATTAAAATACTGGGATTTCCGTTTCAGCAATCTTTGTAATTTTAAATGCCGCAGTTGCGGCCCACGTTACAGTTCAGCATGGGTACCGGATGCTAAAAAACTAGGACTTACTGATCAAGAAAAAGTATGGAACATTGATTCGGTAGATGATAAAACAAATTTTGATTTCCTAAAGGATCAAGTTGATCACGTTGAACGCATTTACTTTGCAGGTGGCGAGCCCTTGCTCATGCCTGAACATTGGCAAATTTTAGAAATGTTGGTTGAGAAGAAAAGATTTGATGTTAAGATATCATACAACACCAATGCCTCAGTGCTGACCTATGGCAAGAAAAATGTACTCGACTACTGGCGTCAATGGAAATGGGGTAAATTAGAAATTTGGCCCAGTATCGACGAAGTTGGTGCTCGTGCAGAACTCATACGATCTGGTACAGTTTGGAGCAAAGTAGAATCCAATCTTATGGAGTTAATGACTTTAGACAATGCCATCGTACGCCCGGGTATCACCGTGGGTGCATGGAACGTGGGAAGATTTCCAGAGATCGTTGAGCATCTTATCAGTATAGGTGTTGTTCGCAAACATCCCAAGACTGACTTTATCAATTACAACAATTTCTTTATTAATTTGTTAGAGCATCCGCCACACTATCATGTCAGTATCTTGCCTGATGATTATCGTGCAGCCACTGTGAGAAAATTAGAAACATGGGCCAAGGATCACAATGAAAAGTATAACACCAACATCGATCATTTGTTGACACATATTATACATGAACTTAAGAAACCTTTTAACTTAGAGGGTGCCCGAAGATTTGTCAAAGTTACAGATCAATTAGACAAATTACGAGGTGAAGATACATATGAAACAATTCCAGAAATGTATCTAGTTTTAGAAGCCGTAAGGAACGCCGAAAATGAACAATAAGATCGACGAACAAAAGATACTTTTTATAAACAAAGAAGAGATTTCATCACACACAGTAGAAGACTTACATTCGTTGAACCTTAACAGATGGCGGGGATGGTGGTGCTCGGCTGGCATGCGCTCTTTGTATATACACCACGACGGTATAGTCTATAGAGGCACGTGCCAAGTAGGTGATGCTCTTGGCAGCATTTACAACGAAGGAATCGACGGCCTAGAAGAATTGTACACATGGATCAAATGCGACAAAGATGTGTGTGCTTGCGGTACCGACATGCAAAGTCCTAAGGTTAAAAGTTACGACGACATCAGTGTTGTTACACCAAAAAAAATTAAAAATTTAGATTTTGACGGATTAACTACTGTTGATCTAGTTAAAGATCCTACTATGACATTTTCAGGAGTGTTTAAAGACTACAAACTAGTTATCTGGGAATTAGGGCGTAGATGCAACTATGACTGTTGGTATTGTTTTCCCGATAGCCACAACAACTACGAAGGGCACAAGACACTCGGATCGTTGAAACACGGATTGGGAAATCTAAGTAGATTCTGGGGAGCAAATCAAAAAATGAAATTTGTGTTTACTGGGGGAGAACCTACCTTTAATCCAGACTTTTTAGATTTTGTTACGCACCTACACGACGACTTATTTCATATAATACACACTACAACAAACGGTAGTCATACACCTGCGTACTATGCTAAATTAATGCAGGTGAGTGATATTGGGTTTAGTGCTCATTTAAGTTATCTAGAGCGACCAGAAATTTATAAAAAATTTATATCCAACATTAAAAGTGCCAATGAAAGTAAACAAAGCAATCACAATGCTAGTTTGAACTGGATGGGTGTAAGAATTATGTTACAGCCAGGTAAATTAGAATTGGCAAAGACACTGTATGCCGACTGTAAAGAAATAACATCAAATATAACTATTGATTTATTACACGGGAAAAATAAACAAATCTTGCCATATAGCCAAGAAGAAATAGCATGGATCGGGAGTATGGGAAACTAATATGACAAGCAGAAGTGAACGAATTATACTACATGACAGTAAATTTGGCCAACTGTCTTATCACAAGCACTTTAGGCCACATGTTGAATTCCCCAGTGAGAAATTACTATGTCATATGCCATTCACATATGCTGAAGTAAGAAGACACGGCACTGTAAACATATGTTGCCCTCAGTGGAATCCTGCTGAAATTGGTAATGTATTAACGGAGGATCTACACGATATTTGGCTAGGCAAAAAAGCAGATACTATACGAAACACTATACTGGATGGAAGTTACACATACTGTAATTCTGAAACTTGTCCTAATATACAAAATTGGCGAACTGGTGGCTTGTTGGAGAAAACTGATAGAAATCAGTCTAAATTATTCAAGTCAATTAAACAGACCCCATCGCATGTGCATTTGGTCATTGATCACAGTTGTAATTTAGAATGTCCGTCTTGCAGATCTAGTAAAATAACTCAATTAGATAATGATAATAAAAATAGCGGGTTGCTTGTGGCCCGTAAAGTTTTTAATTCAATGTTTAGTGAGCCACATAATGAACATAAAATAATTGGTATGGATGGAAGCGGTGAGATTTTTAGTTCAGAAATGTACAGAGAATTATTTGAAACTGAACAGATTTTTACACACACTGATTTGTGGCCAAATTTAAGATTTAATCTGTCAACTAACGGCACCATGATGACTGAAAAAATACAAAATAAGTATAAAGTATTTTTTGATCACATAAAGAAAATTGAAATAAGTATCGATGCTGGTAATGAAGAAAGTTATAAAAAAGTAAGAGTAGGCGGGCACTGGGACTTACTATGGAAAAATTTACACTATCTGTATTCTACAATAAAAGATAAACCCAATGTGGAATGGCAGTGGAACTTGATTGTACAAACTCATAATTTTGAATCTATTCCTGAATTTTTAAATTTGGCAAATCAATTCGCAGACAAACGTCCACATTTGCATTTTACAAAAGTATTAAATTGGGGCACATGGACTGAGGAAGAATATATCGGCCACGCTGTGCATTTGCCAACACATCCTCGATATGCTGAGTATCTTGAAATACTAAACAAAACCAACTTAACTTATTTAAAATAAGCACACATGATTATACAACTTGAAAAATTTTACAACTTTTTAATTCCATATTCTGGGCCTATGATGCGTATAGGAAACATAGGAGACGGTGGGTATGTTATTTCTCCAGAATCTTGTAAGGCACAAAATTTACTTAGTTTTGGACTAGGACTAAATTGGACCTTTGAATTAGATTGGCTCAAACAAAATCCTGACATTGATATGACAGTCTATGACGGAACAGTTGACACGTTAACTATAAGAGAGGCTCACGGAAACCACGAATGGGTAACCGATCTGATATCAAGTTATTGTGATTTATTTAAAGATAATCGAAGGCACATAAAAGAAAATGTTACCGTAGACAATATAGAACAAATATTACAAAATGTTACAGGGGATACCTTTATCAAAATGGATATCGAAGGTGGAGAGTTTGATCTAATTCCTCATATTGTAAATAAAAATAATATCATAGGAATAGTGATAGAATTTCATCTGTGGGATAGTCGTTATAGCAGAGAAGTTTTTAAAGAATTTA